GCTAACCGCAACATTTGAAGCCTATTTAGACTGAGCGCAGCCACTACCGTTCACAACATGGCTGTTACTGTTCTGTCCGGTACGTCCGGCGCCCTTTACTACAAACCTGCCAGTACTAACGGCAACTTCCCCGAGTCCGGCGTTAACGCCAGCACGGATGTTATCACCGTTCAGCCGTACCTGAATTTCAAGGCTGGCGATCCGGTCAAGTTCCGCGTCATCAACAGCCAGACTGGCGAGACCGGTACCGGCACCCTGCCTGCACCCATCTCAGCAGCCACTACCTACTACGTGCTGTCCTACACAGCTGCGACTGGTGCACTGACCGTCTCCACAGCGGCTGGTGGAACCATCCTTGCCATCACTGACGATGGCACGGCAGTGGCGCCCAACGAGTTTGAGGTGTACTACGCCGATTTTGCTGCTGTTGGACAAGTGCAGTCTTGGTCTTTTGAGATTTCACGCTCAGAAATCGATGTCACAACTATCGGCCAAACCGCTGGGCAGTATGCACCCTTCCGTGCTTACATCCCTGGCTTTGCTGATGGCAGCGGCACTGCTACCGTCTACGTGACCAACGAAGATGCCGCCCTGTCCAACCGGATGGTAGAAGACGTGCTGCAGCGCCAGCAAGTTGGCTGCGCCTTCAAGTTGTACACCGACAAGGGCACTACTGAAGCCCTTAGCCGCAGTATTGCCATGGATGCAGTGCTGACTTCAGCCAGCCTGAACGTCAACCCTGACGACGCCCAGCAGGTGGAGATTGCTTTCCGTCCGGCTGGCGTGCCAACGTTTGACTTCAGTACCAGCGCCTGATGCAAAATCGCCCCGGCTTGCGCTGGGGCTTTTTTGTGCGTAGAGTACACCTAACTCACCAATTTTTATGGGATCCTCGCTTGCGCGTCTCAAGAAAGCAGCCAACTTGACCCCTACCAAGCGGGTTGTAACCCTAAACGATGGCAGCGTGTTTGAGTTTTACGCTGCGCCGTTGACCATGGGCGAACGCGACCGCGCAGAGAACATGCCTGGCGGCAGCAATACCAATGGTTTTGCATTGAACCTGCTTGTCACAAAGGCTATGGACGATACTGGCAAGCGCCTGTTTGCGGCCGGTGAAATTGCAGAACTTAAAGAGGAAGTGCTCGACGCTGACTTGCAAGCCTTGATGCTGGCAATTATCACCAATCCTGAGGATGCAGAACAGCTGGACATGAAAAGCATTAAAGAGGGAGCTAAGTAAAGACAACTTGCTGCTACTGCAGCTTGGTGTTGCTAAAGAGTTGGGCTATAGCCTGGCTCGGCTTAATCAAGAGGTAACGCTAGAAGAGCTGCTCATCTGGAGCAGCTACTTTGAGCTTCAAAACGAAGAGCAAGAGCGTAGAATGAAGCAAAGGCGGTAGGGTAGCGCTGTGTCTGTCGTCGCTAATGTTGCGATCAATGTTGACAGCCGCAATGCTGTCAGCAAACTGCGTGAAGTGCAGGCGCAGGCTGCCACTACCGAGCGGGCATTTAACGGCGTTGCAGCAGCAGCAGGCAAGCTTGCAATTGCATTTGGCGCATTGCAGGCGTTTAAGTTTGTATTTGCCAAAACTGCAGAACTTGAAAGCCAAACTCGCAGCCTTGAGGTACTGACCGGCAGCGCGCAAAAGGCTGGCCAGATTATTAAAGAACTACAGCAGCTTGGCGCTGTAACTCCATTTACCAGCACCGAGCTAATTGATTCAGCCAAGCGGCTGCAAGCGTTTGGCGTTGAAGCTGACAAGGTTGTAGAAACCACCAAGCGGCTAGCTGATGTCAGCGGCGCCACTGGTGCTGAGCTAAGCGGCCTTGTTACCGCCTATGGCCAAGTACAGGCCAAGGGCAGGCTGCAAGGTGAAGAGCTGCTGCAGTTTCAGGAGCGCGGCGTAGCGCTGCAAGCAGAACTACGCAAGATGTATGGGCTATCTGGAGACGAATTCCAGAAAGCACTAAGCAAAGGCCGCATAAGTGCAGAGGCCGTTGAGGTTGCAATTATTCGCCTGACCAATGCAGGTGGCAAATACGCCAATGGCGCTATTGCCCAAAGCGATACGTTGCAAGGCAAGTTTAGTACGCTGCAGGACTCAATTCAAACACTGGCGCAAACAATTGGCAAAACATTGACGCCAGTCATTAAGTCGTTGATGGATCAAGCGACTGATGCAATTTCAGAATTGCAGCGCATGTTTGAAGAGGTTAATAATATAGGTGGCTCCAGAGAACGAGAACTACAGTATGCACGCAATGCAGATGCTGCGGTTCGCGCGATGAATCTAAATCCCTTTACGCAGCAAGGGATGATGTATGAAATGCGCCAGCGCAACATTGAACAGCAACGAGCAGACTATGAGCTGCGCCGCAGAAATGCAGCTGCCAAGACAGCTAAGCCAGCAGCCGGCACACCTGCAACACCAGCATTACTGGCTAGCACAGAAAAAGAAAAGCGTGGCAGGCAGCTCAATGTAAATGACTTACTTGGTGGCGACATTCAACGCCAATTGCAAGAAAGACAGGCAAAGTTGGCTGAGGCAACAGCCAAAATGATGAACACTGCTGCGGCAAGTGAAAATCCGCAACAGGCTCAGCGCATGGTTGAGTATTCATCTAAGTTGCTAGGCATTAAATATCAGATTGCAGCAGCAGATGACACAATAAATAAAAGGGAAGCTATCCGCGCAGAGTTAATTGCTAGCGCTCCAGACAAAGCTCAAGCTGCGCTTGCTTTTGACGAAGGCACTAATGACCTAAAAGCAGCACGGCGTAACTTAGAAACGGAAATTAATACACTGCTAACCGAGCAAACAGGTAAAGCCGAAGCGCAATACCGGCAACAGCAAGATGCAATTGCCGAAGCATTGGCTGGGCTTGACATGCAACGACTCAAGGTAGCTGCGGTGACAGATGCCCAAAAGCAAGCGTTGCAAGTATTGGAAATTGAAAATAATTTGCAAAAACAAGGAATTATTCTGACCGAAGAACAAAGAAAGGCTATTGGCCTGTTAATTGCTGATATAGCCAAACTAACAAAAGCACAAGAAGAGGCAAACGCCAAGCTTCAAATGGAGAAAGATCTGTATGACGGCATTTCAAGTACCATCGCCGGCGCGTTTAGTGGTGCGATTGACGCTGCAGTTTCTGGAACTGAAAGCTTAGGTGATGCGCTAAGAGGCTTGGCTGCTGATGTTGCAGCCACAATCGGCAAGATGCTCATTATGTACGGCATCGCTCAATTATTGGGCGGCGTTCTTGGTGGCGGCGGCGCAAATCCACAAGGTATTTTTTCGTTCCTTGGTCGTGCTTTTGGCTATAGAGCCGCTAAGGATGGCGCCTACTGGCCCGGCGGCTTTCAAGCTTTTGCCAATGGTGGCGTGGTGACATCACCCACCATGGGCCTCATCGGCGAAGGCGGCGAAGCCGAGTACGTCATCCCCGCCAGCAAAATGCGTGGCGCCATGAGTCGCTACGCCGCTGGCGCACGCGGCGCATCTGTCATCCCCGGCGCAGGTGGCGGTGGCGGCGGTGCCATGGGCGGCGGCGGCGGTGGCGCCATCGATGTGCGATACACGGTAGAGCGCATCAACAGCGTGGACTACGTCACCGCCGATCAGTTCCAACGCGGCATGGCCCAAGCTGCACAGCAAGGTGCAGTCCAAGGCGAACAGCGGGCAATGCGTAGCCTTAAAACAAGTGCCGCCACCCGCCGGAGCGTTGGGGTCTGATGGAATACGCCTACGGCCACCTACTGGAAATCGGCCCCACGGGCCAAGCCGCCCAGTACCGCTTCCAAAATTACGCAATCAATCAAAACGTCAACGGCTACCTATTCCTGCCGTTCAGCTTCGGCGGTGCAGTGGCCACGCTCCAAGGCGACAACCTAGACGCCACGCTCCAGTTCGCCAATTTGGAGATCACAAGAGCGTGGATTATTGAAGCGCTAGACAACCTGTGGGTTGCCAAGGTCACCACCGTCTTATGGGATCCAGCAAGTGGTGCCGTGCAGCGGACTTTGTATAGCTACTGGGGCAGTTGCTCTAACGGTGGTTGGGATGAGTCAAACATCCAGATGACACTCAATTCTGTACTGGACGCCGTACAAGCCAACGTCCCAGGTCGCCGCCTGCACCGCTGGCAAGTAGGCAGCATTCCATTTACTGCGCAAATCAGTGTGTAAGCACCTGATCGGCCGTCCTTTTGAATACGGCGGCAACGACTGCATCCATTTAGTAGTGGATGCCTTGCGCGAGATGGGTTTTAGTCCGCCGCCAGTTGCAGACACCTGGTACTCAATGAGCAACCGTGGCATCCTGCAAGAGTTAAACACGCATTGCAGACGGATTGGTGGCCCTGTCTATGATGGGGACATCGCTTTGATTGCGGCGCAGCCGCCCACCTTTGGTGTCGCATGGCAGAGTGGAATCCTGTTCATAAACCCCTTGATTTCCGCCGTGGACTGGAAACCGGCGGCAAGTCTTACAATCCGCCGCTCCTACCGTATGAAATCTCGCTAATCCAAGCGCTGGATTGCAGCGAGAAGGAATACCGGCAGTTTGTTCGTTACGCCCACGACGCTGCATACACTCGACCTGCTGAGTACGAAAACGTACCAGAAATTTACGCGGCAATGATTCCTGCGGTTATTGGAGTTGCCGCAGCAACAAAATCTGCTGCCACGGTAATTTTCACAAATATTGCCATCGGCTTGGCCTTGACTGCCATCAGCCTGCTGCTGGCACCAAAAGCACCGGCGCTGGAATCACCTGCCAAAATTCGCGGCCGTAAGTTAGCCGACCAAATTGGCCCTACTCGCTTCAACCAAACCACCAGTTTCGACAACGTATCCAGCCTTGCCGAGTACGGCCAGGCCATCCCCATCCCCTTCGGCAAACGCGGCACCGGTTCCGACGGCGCCCTAACCGGCGGCCTCATCCTCGCCCCTGCCCTTGTCTGGAGTCGCCTCTACTCCTACGGCACCTACCAAGCCTTTGAGGCAATTTACGTCGTAGGCGAATACGGCGTAACCACGCCCAAGGTGAGCGGCGTCCGCCTCGGCACCGCAGCTTTGGATAGTCTTAATGGTCAAGACTACGCACTGTTCTGGTCATCCACACTCGGCAATAACCGCCCAACAGCA